TCCGAGGATCTCTCCGAGCTGCCCCCATTACGTTCCGTTGTGGCTGGACAGGTGTACCATTATAGGTTGGCAGGGTCTTCGCAAAACAGCTTGCCAAAGCTGCTTCTGGCTGGATGGGGCCGCTCGTCACCTTATTGGGCCGTCTTTATACAGAAAATCTGTACAGGTGGTCTTCGCGCATCCGCCAAATCGCTTTTCCCTCATCGGGTTCTACCAACTGATGTACTGTTGAATCGGATATTTTCTTGTCAAAGAGCAGTCGAGAGAAATATCCCTCTATTTAATCCGACAAAAAATCGCGTTTTGATCACCCTCTTTTCAAAAATTTTTTAATTTTTTCTTTTGCGAGCCTTACCGACTTCTGCACAGCACTGTACTCACAGCGTTCGATCTGTGCAATCTCCCGAAATGACTTACCTTCTTCTGCAAATAATCGGAATCTCCGCATCTGCGTTGGTGTCAATCCTGCCAGCACCGGCGCAGATTCCAGCAGCTTCGTAATCTCTTGCCGGATAAACTGTTCGTCCAAAGACTTGGATGCCAGCTCTGGTGCGTTGACCGGGCGCGCCTCAAGGCGGAGCTTTTCCAAATGCCGCTCATCTCGCTTTTCCTGCTTCAGATCCTCCAGCACAAATTCTCGCGTCAAAACCGTAAACAGCCGGAAGTCCAGACGGATCACCCGTCCGGTATCCGGAGATTCCGGGTAGACATCCTCGATATGTACAATCACCGCTTCCGGCTTTTTCTGAATCAGTTCGCGGTGAGCCTTTTTCGTGAGCTGGAACCAGTCAGATTCGATTCCATTTTGGACAACTTTAATCAGCATATCGCTGCCTCCATTTCTGAATTTCATTTGCGCGGATGGGCAAATGTCAGAAACGGAGGGGCGCGGATAGCGTAATAAAAATCCGCCAGTGTGCTGCGGCTGCAATTTGCAGCGTTTGCACACTGACGGACGCTAAAAATATTCACCAGTAGTTCCACTCGACGCCGTACAACTGCCACTTGTTTGAAAGCGGCCTTGCGGCAAGAGTGGAATCTACCGGTGTTCTGGGCTGCTGGTCACCATCGGAGGCGCAGCCCGCGCCTCTTTTTAGGGGAAAATAGCATAAAACGCTCCATCCCGGCAGGAATGGAGCGCCTTAGTCGCACGGATTGCCCTCCAGCACTGCCGTTTTTTTATATGCGGCGCTGGAGGTATTTCCTTATTTCGTCCTCTGATAGTGAACAAAAT